CGACAGCACCAGCTTCGTGATGACGGCGTTCGCCGAAATCTCGGTTGCGACTACGGACACCTCGAAGAATCCGGCAGCGATCGGCGCAAGCAAAGTCAACGACTGGTTCGTGTGGAATGATGGTGGAACATTACGATTGACGCACGGTCCGGACTGGACCAACGACACCACACGATCGGTCGCGCTGAATTACATCTCGGGTCTTTGGACCAATAGCTCGACCATTACCAATGGTCCGGCGACCAATCGTGGCACCTATGTCGGCACCACGCGCAGCAATGCATCGTCGCAGCTAGATTGGAAATACGGCACGGCGGCAAATCCTCCTGGCGAAACCTGGTTCGGCGTTTGGAACGCCTACAATCGCGTGGACGTGGCGGGGTTTTGTGGCGATACGACCAGCAACTGGACCTCCAGCAATGTTACGCCTCATTGCGCCAATGCCGCCGGTTCTGCAAGCGGCCTGACATATCGGGCAAGTTTTATCGTTGGTCTACAGGAAGACAGCCTGTTTGGAGTGTATTCGTCGCACGCTGCTTTGAGCGCCACTAATGGCGGCACGATTGGTATCGGTTATGACTCGACCTCGGTGTTCTCCACCAGCGGCAGCGCGCAGGCCGCAAGCACCTCGCTGCAATCGGCAGTAACGGCACAGATTGCGATCGCACCGGCGGCCGGCTGGCATTTCATGCAGGCGCTGGAGGCGGCAACTACGGCCGGTACGGCTGCATTTTACGGCTCTTTCCAGCAATCTCTGTCCAAATTATTTCTCGGTTACCGGATGTAGCGCATGGACGCGATCACGCTGCACGACGCCATCGCCGAAGTCTCGCCTGTCACCAGCACAACGGTCGGCAATGCCGATGATCGCGCGACTTGGGCCTGGGTGCCGGGAGCCAATGCGACACAGCCGCAGATCGACGCCGGCAATAATGTCATCGCCACCATTCCGATTGCGATCAAGGCAACACTTGCGAGCAGCGAGTTCATTGGTCGGTTTACTAACGCAGAGTATCGCGCAGCGACCGCAACCACTTGGCGGCAAACCGGGGGCAACGCCAAGAATTGGGATGTCGTGGCGTTCGATCCGGTCATCAATATGAACAAGAAAAAAGTGACGACGCTAAAAACATCGCTCGTTGCTGACGGCATCCTGACGCAAGCCCGCGCCGACGAGATTTTCAGTTAGGACGCAAAGCGATGATCCCCGCTCCGCAATATACGCTGATCGAAGGGTTCGGCGTTTGCCTGGCCATGTGCCAGCGCGCCTTGGCCGAGGTGCGGGCACTGGCGCGCTTGCCGGGACCGCCGGGCGACACCGGGCCGGAAGGCAAGCCTGGGCAGCAGGGCGAGCCCGGCGAGAAGGGCGAGCGCGGCGAACCTGGCGCCATGGGACCGGCCGGCCTCGAGGGCAAGACCGGCGAGCGTGGCCAGAAGGGCGAGCCCGGCCGCAATGCCGCCGACCTGACCTATCTGCAGGACTATGCCGCCGAGCAAGTTAGCCGCGCCGTCAAGACCTCCACCATCACCTCGCCGGACGGTGGCCGCACGTTGCGCTGGGCCGTCGGCGACACCGTGCATGAGATCAAGACCGCGATCGTGCTCGATGCCGGGGTATGGAAGGAAGGCACGACCTATGTCCCCGGCGATGGCGTCACCCTTGGCGGCTCGTTCTTCATCGCCCAGGCCGAGACATCAGCCAAGCCCGGCAAGTCGGACGACTGGCGTCTCGCCGTCAAGCGCGGCAGCGACGGGCGCGACGCGCGGTCGGACGAGAAACGCGCGCTCGAGCCGCTCAGGTTGAAATAATGCATTCCATTCTCGAAATTCTCAGCGAGGCGACCGACAGCGCCGGGCCTGACCTGATCAGCCTCGCCGACCTCAAGCTCGCGCTCGAGATCGAGGGCACGACGGAAGACGCCGCGTTGCAGGCCGCCATCACCATGCAATCACGCCTCATTGCGGAGTATTGCAACCGCCGCTTCGGCCTGGCCGAGGCGCTGGAGACCTTCACCTTCGATCGCAACGAGAACCTGCTGCCGCGGCAGGCGCTGACGCTCTCGCTTTATCCGGTGGTCGAGATCGCCGAGGTCTCGGCCGCGGGCGCCACCGCCGCTGACTACGACTTCGATCCCGCCAGCGGCCGGCTGTGGACCAGCGGATGCTGGGCCGAGACCGTGGTCGCCGTGCTCTACTCGGGCGGCTACGACTTGCCGGAACAGGCACCGGCCCGGCTGCAGCAGGCGATCATCCAGGCCGTAAACGAGGGGCGCACCTCCGGCACGCGTGATCCCAGCATCCGCGAGGTGCAGCACGGCGATACCCGCGTGTCCTATTTCACGCCGTCGCTGTCGACCGCGTCATCGGGCTATCTGTCCGCGATCGTGACTGATCTGATCCAACCCTACCGGCGCCTCTATGTCGCATGAGTTTGCATTCTGGTCGGTGCCGCGCGAATGGCCGGGCGAGACCGTGTTCATCGTCGGCGGCGGGCCATCGGTGCTCGGGCTCGAGCTCGAGGCGCTGCGCGGCCGCCGCGTGATCGCGATCAATTCCAGCGTGTACAAGCTGCCGTGGGCGGACATCCTCTATTTCGGCGACTGGCGCTGGTGGAACGAGCCGCACAACCGGGCGGCGGTTGCGAGCTTCCGCGGCCGTGTCGTCACCACCTCGCGCATGGTGTCGGAGGACAAGAAGGTGCTGGTCTGCCGCGCCGCCAAGCCGCCGGGGCTGGCGCAGCAGCATGACAGCCTGATGCAGAAATGGACCTCGCTGACAGCGGCGACCAACCTGGCCGCGCATCTGATCGGGCCGGGCGGCACCATCGTCTGGCTCGGCGCCGACGGCAAACTGGCCGCCGACGGCCGCAGCCATCATCACCCGCCGCACCGCTGGCCGCACCGGGCCGGCTGTTACGACAAGCAGCACGCGGACCTAGTCACCATCGTGCCGTCGCTGCGGGCGCTCAAGATAGCGGCGTTCAATGCCTCGCCGGGGACGGCATGGGGCGACCTGCTTCCGGTTATCAGCCTGCAGGACGTGCTGGGTGAACGTCTCGCCGCCTAAGCCGGTCCTGATCCGCGGTATGTATGGACTCGGTGACAACGTATACCAGCGCCCGTTCGTGCGCGCGGCCGCGGCGCAATACGACATCCACCTCGAGACGCCGTGGCCCGAGCTCTACGCTGACCTCGACATCAAGTTCATCCGCGGCGGACACAAGCTGCGCACGCAGCAGAAGAACATGGCGCGGCAGCGGGCGGATCTCTGGTCGCGACCGCGTGTGCCGATGCGCGAGGTCAGGGTCGGATATGGCGCCAGCCTGGCGACGACTTCGATTGTCAATGCGCTGGAATGCCGATGGGCGCCGCTGAAAGTCGCCTTCGATCCGGCGCTGTTCGATCTGCCCGATATGGGGCCTTCGCCGGTCAAGCCTGATCGCCCGATCGCGGTGGTGCGGCCGGTGACGGTGCGCAGCGAATGGCGCAACGAGGCGCGCAACCCGCAGCCGGAATACATCGCGGACCTAGCCCGCGAACTGATGGCGACGCACACCGTGATCGCGGTCGCCGACATCGCGCCGGGCGAGGAATGGGCAGTGGGCGAGCTGCCGCCGGCGCATCGTTACTTCGTGTTCGGCGAGCTCGCGGTGCGCGAGCTGCTCGCGCTGGTGCGCGACGCCGACATCGTCATCGGCGGCGTCGGCTGGGTCGTCCCGGCCGGGCTCGCGCTCAAGGTCAACACCTTCGTGGTGCTGGGCGGCCACGGCGGCCACAACGCGCCCGCCAAGATCACCGACCCGCGGCTCGATCTCAGCCGGATCGGCTTCGCCCTACCGGAGAACTTCTGTCAATGCACGAACATGCTGCACAACTGCGACAAGAGGATCGCGGACCCGATCAGTCAGTTTTCCCGCTGGTGGCGCAGTTCGCGCGCCGCAGCCTGACCTGGTGGCCCGAGCTCGGCATCGGCTATTACCCGGTCGAGGCCGCGCTGGTACCCTACGATCAGGACTATTTCGACAGCTTCGATCGCAACGCCCAGACCGACCTCGGACGCGCGCTGATGCAGGCGCGCTGCAACTTCGTCGAGCAGCATTACCGCGGCACGCTGGTCGATGTCGGCATCGGCTCGGGCGCGTTCATCGATCTGCGGCGCGAGCGCGGGCGCACGACCTACGGCTTCGACGTCAACCCGGCCGGCATCGCTTGGCTCGAGCAGCGCAAACTGCAGGTCGATCCCTATCTTGTTCTGTCCGATGCGGTCTCGCTGTGGGACGTGCTCGAGCACATCCCGGACTTCCAGCCGCTACTCGGCAATGTGCGCGAGTGGCTATTTCTCTCGCTGCCGATCTTCCGCGACGCCGCGCATGTGCTGCAGAGCAAGCATTTCAAGCCGGACGAGCATTGCTGGTACTTCACCCGCGAGGGGCTGGTGGTCGCCATGAACCTGTGCGGCTTTGCGCTGGTGTCGGAAAGCAATGTCGAGACCGAGCTCGGCCGCGAGGACATCGGCACATTTGCGTTCCGGCGGGAATGGCGATGATCGATTACAGCGCGGATCTCTATGACCCGGTCTATGACGCGATCGGCGTGCCGGCGACGCTGACCGCGGCCGGAACCGCGGGTGAGGTCGCGTTCACCGTGATCGACGAGACCCGGCGGAAGACCCAGACCAGCGGCAGCGTGGAAGTGCGCAGCGTCGGGCCTGGCGCTTATGCCCGCATCCCCGAGCTCGACGGCAAAGGCATTGCGCGCGAGCTTTACAAAGGATCGGTGCTGACGTTTAACGGCCGCAGTTGGACAGTGCGATCCTATGAATTGACCGGCAGTCCGAACGGTGAAGACCTCGGCGAGGTGCTGTTCCTGCTGAAGGCGATCGAGTCGACCGATGGTTGACGTTCGCGAGGACATCCTGGCGCGGCTGCTCGAGGTGGTCGCCGCCATTCCAAACATGCGCTCGGTGCATCGCAACAACATTGACCTCATTGAGGCTGAGTTGCCTGCGGTAATCGTGCTCGACGGCGACGAGGAATCCGATGGCGCGAGCGACGTGTCAATGAAGCAATCGCATCGGCCTTACAACGTACAGATGACGCCCGGTATCGTTGTCCAGGGGCAAGATGACAACGTCGTGCTCGGCTCGATCGTCACTACCTTTCGCCGCGAGCTGATCAAGCGGGTGCTGACCGACACCGAACTCGAGCAGATCGTGAAGACCGGGCGGTACGGCAACGGCGCAATCCGCTATCTCGGATGTCAGACCGATGTCGGATGGACGCGCACGGGATATGCAGCCTTAACTGCGCAGTTCATGTTCAAGTACTCGCTCAAGCCC